GCGTGATGAAAGCGAATGGATTTGCGTGGATAACGCTCACGAGCCTATAATAAGCGAAAAGGATTTTAAGATTGCAAACGACTTGATTCTATCGGATACCCGAATTGCTCCCGGCGCCGAAAAAACATATATTTTTTCCGGACTTATATTTTGCGGTGATTGTAAACAGGGTATGGTACACCGTGTTGTGCAATCAAACAGTAAAAAATACGATTACTATATTTGTTCAACATATCGCCTTGATTCAAAGGCCTGTTCAATACACAATATAAGCGAGAGGGCTTTGCTAAAGGCCGTTGAGTGCGCCGTAAAAAATGAAATACAAGCGGTGCTTAAGGTTGGGGAAATGCTTAAATATATTGCTGATCTCCCGCGAAAGTCTTTTGAGGCAATTAAGCTTGACAGCCAACTTGCCGACCTTAATAAAGAATTAAAGCAAAACGAGCATTTTAAAACATCCGCTTTTGAAAAATATGTTGACGGTACAATTTCGGAAAATATGTACCGTGAATATACAGCTATCTATGATAAGAAATGCAACGATATACGCGCAGCCATTGAAAAGCGGCAGAAAGCAATTAACGAGATTAGGGAAAATCACGCACCTAAAACCGATTGGATAGATTACTTTATTGAAAACAGGAATATAGAACATATTGACCGTTTGCTGCTTGTAAGGCTCGTAAAAAGAATTTATATCTATTCATCAAAACGAATTGAAATTGTGTTTCATCACGAGGCCGACTATAAGGCGGCTATGGACTATATTTTGTGCGCTAAAAAAATGAACGGTCCCGATGGCAAAGCTTTGTTGGAGGAGGCGATTTAAAATGGCAGGACGGGTTTCACGCAGACAACAGATTTTCAACAGAAACAATAATGTAGCAGAAGAAAAGAAAGCTGTAAAGATTATATTTCGCGCAGGATTGTATAGACGGCTTTCGCTTTTGGACGGCGGATACGGAAAGGAAAGTGAAAGCTTAGAAAATCAGGAAATGCTTATCCGTGATTATCTTTTAAAGCATTCCGAAATCGAACTTGCGGATATTTATACCGATAACGGCGAAACAGGAACGGACTTTGAGCGTTCGGGCTTTAACCGACTTATGGACGATATACGAGGCAGAAGAATTAACTGCGTTATTGTTAAGGATTTAAGCCGATTCGGACGGAACTATCTTGAAACCGAGGAATATATTGAGAAAATATTTCCGTTTCTCGGTATAAGATTTATAGCTGTGCTTGATAATGTGGATACTTTCAGCCCCGATTGCAGGCCGAATGATGTAATGCGTTCTATGAAAAACCTTATGAACGAGGCATATTCAAGAGATTTATCAAGCAAAATCGGGGCTGCTTTTGACGCAAAAAGGGCAAACGGCGAAATGCTTTACCGTATAGTGCCTTACGGTTATAAGAAATCGGGTGATCCGAAGCACCCGTATATCATAGATGAGCCTGCCGCTCAAAATATCAGAATGTTTTTTGAAATGTTCGCCGACGGTTACAGTTCGGGAAAAATTGCCGAGCATTGCAATAATATATGTTTGCCGACACCGAGCGAATACAAAGCCGCAAAGGGCTTGGGCGGCAGTCGTATCCCCGAATACAGTATATGGAACGGTACAATGATAGGAAAAATGCTGCGTAATTCCGTTTACCTCGGACATATGCAGCAGGAAATAAGCTATAGACGGTTTTGCGATAATCAGCCGCAAATATACTATCCTAAAAGTCAATGGAAATTATATAAAAATGTGAATGAGCCTATAATATCGCAAGAGCTTTGGGACAAGGTACAAAGTATGCTTCCGTCCCACAGTTACTCAAAATCCTCAGACTGCCCCGAAAGACATAAGGAATCACTTGTTGACGGCTTGGTTTTCTGTAAATGCTGCGGCAAACCGCTGTCAAGACGCTGGAGGAACAAAGGTAAGTGTTATTATTATTTATGCCGTACACATAACATATACGGCAATGCGGTGTGTATGAATTTACGGACTATAATGGAGCGCAATATGGAAAACGCAGTTGCCGCACAAATCAGAACACAGCTTGAAATTCTCGGAAAGCATATACGGGAAATACCGAAATACGAAAATTCACACACCGAAAAACAAGTAGCAGAGCTTGACGCTCGAATAAAAGCAGCAGAAACCGAATTGAACCGTAAAAAATTATCCCTGATAACCTTATTTGAGCAACTATGTACGGGGCAAATAGACGAACGGCAGTATGCTTGTTTAAAAGTAAAAAGCGAAGCGGAAATCACAAAGAAGATACAAGAGCTTTCGGGGCTTGTAAGGGATAAAGAGCGGTTATCCGAAATGAAGCCCGCAAATGAATTTTTGGAAAAGGTTTCACGATATAACCCTGAAAATGAAATCAGTAAAGGGCTTATTGCCGATTTGGTTGAACGGATTGAGTTTGATGACAACAAAAATATAACCGTTAAAATGAAGTATAGAGATATATTCCAAGACCTTATAAGCTCTGCGGAAAATTCGGAGGTGTAAAAATGTCAGTAATAAATACTCTTCAAAATATCCTTGCCTATTATATAAGAATTTCGGTTGAAGACAGAAACAAGGCAGGCAAAACAGATGAAAGCGACAGTGTAATAAACCAAAGGGCGTTATTGAAAAGATATGTGGAGGAGCACCCCGATTTAAGAGAATTACAAAGCATTGAATTTGTTGATGACGGCGAAAGCGGAATGACTTATGAACGGAGCGCATTTGTAAGGCTTATGGATGAGGTAAAAAAAGGAACGGTCAAGACTATAATTGTCAAGGACTACTCCCGTTTCGGCAGAGGATATATTGACGCCGGCGATTATCTTGAACAGATATTTCCGTTTCTCGGAGTTCGCTTTATTTCCGTAAATGACCACTATGACAGCAACAGATATAAATACGGCAGCGCCGGAATGATTGATGTCGGCTTTAAACAGATAATGCACCAATATTACAGCGTTTCGTTATCTCAAAAAATTTTGTGCGCGCATAACCAATTAGCCCAAAAAGGCAAATTTCACGCAAGCTATGCTTTTTACGGATATATAAAATCCCCTGAAAAGTACAGGCTTGAAATCGACGAGGAGTCCGCCGAAAACATACGCTATATCTTTAACGCCGCCTTGCAGGGAAAAAGAAACACACAAATAGCCGCAGAGCTTAACGAAATGAAAGCACCTACGCCCCTTTGGGTGTTAAGAGAACATCATAAAAATATAAAAAACTGGAATGAAAAAAACTGCCGTTATATATGGAGCGCAGATACGGTGAAAAGAATATTACAGGATGAACGCTATACAGGTACATTTATTTACGGAAAAACCCGTGTGGATAAAATCGGCAGCAGAAAGATGGTCAGCAGACCGAGAGAAGAATGGACGGTTATCCCCGATGTGTTCCCCGTTATCATATCCAAAGAGATATTTGACAAGGTTAACGGCAAAAGAAAGCATATAATAAAAGCAGAAACACAGAAGTCGTGTATGTTTCACAATGTTGTTTGCGGTTATTGCGGAATGTGTTTAGTCTATAACGACACCGAAAACCCGTATTATAAATGTATGGAGTACAAAAACGGCGTAACCGTTTCCTGCAAGGGTAATCGGGTGTATGAAAGCGATCTTAAAGTGCTTACGCTTACGGCTTTAAAGGAAGCAGCTCAAAATCTTTTAAGGCAATTACATACGGCAAAACAATGTGCTTATAAGGGCGCTAAAGCGAATAAAATAAAAGCATTGCAATTAAAGCTTAATGCAATTCCGTTAAAAAAGGAAACGCTGTTTAAGCAACTGCTGTCGGGTGAAATTACAAAGGAAAAAAACGGCGTACTGTACGGGAAATTAGAGCAAGAAGAAAAATCGCTTACCGAGCAAATCGAAGCCTTGCAAAGCGTTACAGAAACGGCAGCCTTTGAAAATGATACCGTTAGTTTTTTACAATCTTTGCTCAAGACCAAAACCCTTGATATAAGGACCGTAAAAATGTTTGTGAAACAGATTCGGGTATTTATGAACGACCGCATAGAAATAAGCATTACATTAAAGCCGTTAAACGGTAAGGAGGAAATAGTGACAAAGGTTTATTCCGTACCCGAAATCAAGGGAAGACGAGTTTGGATATATTACCGCACTTGGTATAATGAGGGGAAATTACAGGAACAAAGAAACAGCCTTATAAAATATGCGGAAAGTAAGGGTTGGAGCATTTTCGGGGAAAACGGAGGTTATCATTCAAATTCAAAAAAGCTGTTTGAGCAAATAAAGGAAGCCGCTGAAAATAAAGCCTTTGATATTCTTCTTATAGAAGATATGAACTGTATAACGAGGAATTGGCAGGAGTCGTTAGAGGCAATAAGACATATGAATAAAAACAATGTACGCATTGTAGCGACAAGCGGAACGCCGTATTATACATTTTTAGATGAGAACTTATATAATGAGGTGAAAGGAATATGAAAAAAAACAGCTTAATAATACTTTTGATTTTATGTGCGACGGTGCTTTGCTCCTGCAAATCGCGGCAAAGCGAAAAAGCAATGAACAGCAGTTTGGAAACTGCTTCAAAAACTGAGGATGTAAGCACCGCCGCAATGTCTGAAGCTTCGGAGAATAAAGAAACGAACGAAACGCCGAAAATGCCGTCGCAGCCACAGGAAATAACCGAAAACATCAGCAAAAATTCAAAGCCCGAAAACACAAGAGCCGAGGCGGAGAATAAATCTCAACAAAGCAAGGAAACCGAAACAACGCAGACTGAGGAAAAAACCGTCACTCCCGAAACAGTAACACCGACAAGCAGCAAAGTGGCTGAAAAGATCGTTTATTATATCAATCGGTACAGAGAGGCCCAAGGTGTTGAAAAGCTTACGGTTTTACCCGTAATGACCAAGGTTGCCGAATACAGAAGTAAGCAGCTTATAACAAACTTTGCTCATAGCACAAAAGATATTCGTGAGGCAACCGCCTATTATAAGTACGGGAAGTATGTAGATATGACTTCCTTTGGGTTTGACGAAACATATAATTATTATGATTACGGCGGTATGGAGGCTATTGCAAAAGGCGGGTGGAGCGGAACTGCGGATCAGATAGGAAAACAAATTACGGAAATTATAAAGGAAAGTGATAATCATTGGAGATATGTCGGGAGCAACGATTACAGATACATTGCCGTAGGTGCGGCGTATAATGCAGA